GAAAGAAGCACTAAACTCTATTTGACCAACTAAGCTATCACTTGAATCTGTATATAAAGTATTTGTTGCTCCAGATGAAGATTGAAACTTTGCAACATCAGTTGCACCTTTTACATGAAGTCTTGCATCTATTGTATCTGAACCAGTTCCAATACCAACCGATCCTGTCTTTATATTAAGTACAGGACTTAATCCACCAGAGCCATCACTTAGACTTAATGAATTGTTACTTGCATCATTAAATATTATAGCTTTTGCATTAGAACCTTCTCTAAATATAATTTCTGCATCTCTATCAGCAGAACCTCTTAGGTCTAACATTACACCATGACTTGCACTTGTTGTTTCAAGTATTAAATGACCAGCTCCACTTGAATTTAAAATGTGCAAGTTTGCTGAAGGACTTGTTCCAATACCAACGCTACTAGAAAGAAACTGTGTATTTGTTGAATTTATTTCTAATGGAATAGTTGCATCTACTACATCATTTACTGCATTTAGTCGTAAAGATGAACTGTTTGCACTTGTTGTAAAGTTAACATTAGAGGCTACATTTACATGAAGTTTCTGACTTGCAACAGGAGAAATTCCAATACCGACATTACCATCGGGTTTCACAATAAATCTATAAGTACCATTTGCATTAGCACCAAACAATATTCCAGTAGAATCAGGATCATCTACTCTAACTAGCAAACCACTTGGGTTTGAAGATGTTGCTGTATTATAAATTCTACTTAACCAGTCTCCTGTAACTGATTTTTCTACTGCTAAAGTATATGCTGGACTTGCAGTTCCAATACCAACCTTATTATCATGGGTAACTCTCATTACTTCAGCATTTGTACCATTATTTGCAGTATTAAATGTTATATCTGCACTACTATCATTACTAAGTTGCGCTCTATGAGCCATAATAAAAGCAGTATCTTCGTCTGTACCATGCCAAAAAGAAAGTTTAGCGTATGGGTTATTGCTAGTTCTATGTCCTTGCAAAGATAAAATTGGCACAACATCTCCAGATGTACCAGATGACACAGTTAAAAGTGTGTTTGGACTTGCAGTTCCAATACCAACATTTTGGCTTGAGTCTATAGTAAGTGCAGTAACTTTATTTGCTGTCTGCATTACAATGCTATCACCAGCATTTGCAGTTGCAATCGTCATCTGATTATCATCTGACTTCCAACCTATAAAAGCTCCATAAGCATCTGCTGGGCTACCAAATGCTAATTGCCCTAAAGAATCATTAGGAGTAAGTATAGAAATACCACCACTAGTGTTATTTTCAACTACTAAGTCATCACAAGCACTATCAACAGTAACGCTGCCAGCAGTAGCAGTATGGACATGAAGAGTTCCATCTGGACTATTTGTTCCAATACTTGCTGAAACTACTCCACTACTTGTAGAATGAAGAGTCAAAGCATCATTACCTAAAGGTGCTAATATTAAATTTCTTGCCCCACTATCTAAAACTGTAGAGCGTATTGTTGCATCATTTAATGCTATTCTTATGTAATCGTTTGTGGTAGACCAATTATTAGTAACTAAAAAAGTAGTAGTGTTTTTTACCCCATTTACAGTTACATCCATATTAGTTGTATCTACTGTAAATACATCACCATTATCTCCATCTTTTCTAACTAATAGTGCTTCTGTATTATCAACATCTATTACTTGCGTACCTTGTATTATCTCATCAAAGCTAAGTGATCCACCGCCATCAACCTGGAGATCTCCATTGATGACTAAATCTCCTGTGATCGTACCACCAGAAGATATTTGTGCGGATGTTGTGCTAACTAAATTTTTAAATGATGCCATGCTACGCTCCTATGCTAAGACAATTCGTACTGTCGAGGTTGCACCTTTACCAAGTAAGTGCAGGTACACCGCTGATCCAATACCTTGAGGTACTGCTAATTCATAAATTGTATCACCGCCTGCAAGATATAAACTATTTGATGCACTGATCATGTCGCTTGAGGATGAACTAAAGCCATAATATACATCACTGCTAGGTTGTAATATGATTGTGTGAACCGCAGATACATTTAAATTATATTCTGTACTTGTGGTAACGCTTTGTGCGGATTGTACTGAATGCTGAGCAGAGCTAGACATATTCAGTGATTCAACCACTGAATGTTTGGATAGATCAGCCATCTTTTTTCTCCTTTGCTAATGCCTTACCGAGCTTGGCTGCTCTCATGGGCATTTTGGTTTAATCTATGATGCCTTGACTTCTTAGACTGGCATCTGAAATTGTTTTACTATGTATGATCGGACTTGCGATCAGTTTGCGAAACTTAAATGATCCGCATTTTGGACAACGTATTTTATCATCTTTGGACCATAACTGTTCCCACTTATAGTTGCAACGATGACATAAAAAATCGTTTGTTTTCATTTCTTTTTCTTTAATGAAAGTTTTCTTTTAGGCTTTTTCACTTCGCCTTTCTCGTTACACGGCTCATAGCCTTTTTTAATAAAACTATCAATAGTTTCTTTGCTTATGGTATCTAGTTTTCCAAAAACCGAACCATCTTTTCTTTTAAAATATTTCATGTTTTCTCCTATGAACATGGGTGGGCAATTTTGCCCACCCACATTATTCATCATCTTTATATACTATTAAGATGGATTGTTGAAGTTAACAACTCCAAGTGATGTACTGGAAGCACCATGTGACAAAGATGCGCCAAACAAAATGTCGGCAACCACGCTTGTCGCTAAGTGATCTATGTCATATGCTGACTGCACGCGAGGTGCGATCTGCATTGCCATGTACACTGCTTCTTTTTTGAATACAGTCGCAGTTTCATCACCAGTACCACCATCATCATCCCAATCAGTTGAAATGTATGTTGGCATACCATAAATGAAGCCTACGCCACCAGAGACATTAGGATTCTGATCATCACCTCTACGAGATGAATCATAAAAATCCTGCAAACTCAAGAGGTACATATACG